ATGTGAAGGTAGATCAAAATGGTAGGTATGACAGTGAGAAGGATTCTTCACTGAACGAATGCTTGTCTCTTATGGCAAACATCGATCAGACCTCAAATGCTCTAATCTACGAGCTTGTCTATACGATGCTCGAAACCGGTAGCGCAGCTCTGGTTCCGGTCGATACCGACACCGCTCTGAACGAGGAAGGGTCATTCGATGTCCTTTCTCTCCGCGTTGGACGAATCGAGAGCTGGTACACCGACTCAGTCGATGTGAATCTGTATAACGATCGTAGTGGTAATCGAGAAACTATTCGTATCTCGAAGAATTCCGCAGCAATTGTATACAGTCCGCTCTATGATGTTACAGCTAGTAACAGCTCTTTGGCCAACCGACTTGCTCGAAAGCTCGATGCACTCGACGCTATCGACAATTCAGCCCTCGGTAAGAAGTTGGATCTGATTATTCAGCTTCCATACTCTGTCCGAGGCGAATTGCGACAGCAGCAAGCTGAGACTCGACGAGAAGCTATTGAACAGCAGCTCCGAAATTCGGAGATCGGTGTGGCATACGTCGATGGAGCTGAGAAGATCACACAGCTCAATCGCCCAGTTGAGAACAATCTGCTCGATCAGGTCAAGTACCTTTCCGAACAGCTTTACAACGCTCTCGGCTTCACTGAGAGTGTGTTCAATGGCACGGCTGATGCTGAGACTAACCTGTCCTACTACAACCGGACCGTCAAGCCGATTCTCGATACGATAACTAAGTCGGCAACTATGGTCTTCTTGACCAAGACCGCTCGGTCTCAGGGTCAGAGGATCATCTATGTAAGGGACCCGTTCGCGGCGACATCGCTTGATAGTATCGCATCGATGGCTCAGACGTTCATCACCAACCAGGTCATGACGCCGAATGAGATCCGGTCGATCATCGGTTTGCCGCAGTCCACCGATCCTAAGGCTGATCAGTTGGCCAATCCGTATACGTCATCCGCAAACGCGGATCAACGGTCAAACAACGACCAGGAGGTTCAAAATGGCAGCGCCTAATGACGTCGCCGACTTCGACGGGTGGGCAACCGTCGCAGGCATCAAGTGTTCCGATGGGCGAGTTATCTCTCATCACGCATTTGAACAGAACGATGGGGCTGTCGTCCCTCTCGTCTGGCAGCATGGTCACGACAACGTGACTAATGTTCTCGGGCANGATCTCAGCAGGCTGAGCACGCTCGCGAACTGATTGAGCATGGCGACGTTACTGCTATGTCGATCTTCGCGAACAACCTGAAGCAGGATGGCAATGTTGTCAAGCACGGCAACATCGTCGAGGTGTCGCTCGTCCTTAAGGGTGCCAATCCTAAGGCGACGATCGAGAACGTCACCATGGCCCACTCCGATGGCGAGGGCTACTCCGCGATCATCAAAATGGGTGATGGCGACGTATCTCACGAAGACTTCGAGGGCTCCGAGGAATCGGACTCCGAAGATGAGTCCTCTGACGAGGACAAGACCATCGGTGAGATCCTTTCCACACTCACCGAAGAGCAGCTTGAGGCCGTCAATTACCTCATTGCTGCAGCCATCGATGGGGAGTCTGAAGACTCCGAAGAGACCAACGAAGAAACTGAGGAAGTTATGAAGCACAATGTCTTTGAGGGCGACAAGACCCCCGAGAACACGCTGTCCCACGCAGCTTTCGCTGAGCTGGTTGAGACGGCCAAGCGAAACAACACCACTCTGCTCGACGAACTGAAGCACGCCGATTACGGAATCGAGAACATCGGTTACCTCTTCCCGGATGCTAAGAGCATCACGGATGAGCCCATTACTCTCGACCGCGATCAGTCTTGGGTCTCCGTCGTCATGAACGGAACCAAGCACTCCCCCTTCGCTCGAATCAAGTCGGTCCTTGCTGACATTCGCGACGACAAGGCCCGAGCCAAGGGTTACGCCAAGAAGGCTCAGAAGAAGACCGAAGAGGTCATCAAGCTTCTGACCCGTACGACATCCCCGACGACCATCTACAAGAAGCAGAAGCTCGATCGCGACGACATCGTCGACATCACCGACTACAACGTTGTCTCGTGGCTCAAGAACGAGATGAAGGGTAAGCTCAACGAGGAAATCGCTCGAGCCGTCCTCGTCGGTGATGGTCGCCAGATCACCGATCCCGACCGTGTCGACGACGAGGCTATTCGTCCGATCCTCAAGGAGAACGACATTTACGCGATTCACAAGTCGCTCGAATCGAACACCACCGATGAGACTCTTGTGGATGACATCGTCCTGGCATCGGCCGAGCTTGAGGGCTCCGGCGCTCCGACGCTCTTCATTGCGAAGAAGCGCCTGGTCAAGATGCTTCTTCTGAAGGACAAGAACGGTCGCCGTCTGTACGAGACCGAGGCGTCCCTTGCGGGTGCTCTCGGCGTCTCTAAGATCGTCACCGTTCCTCAGTTCGAGGGCCTGGAGCACGATATCAAGGGTGTCAACCACGAGCTTCTGGCTATCGTGGTCGACCTGCGCGACTACACCATTGGTTCGAACGCCGGTGCGGAGCTCGGTATGGCCGAGACCTTCGACATCGACTTCAACCAGTACAAGTACCTGATGGAGACCCGTCTTTCGGGCTCTCTGACGGCACCGTACTCGGCCCTGACGATCTCGCGTAAGAAGGCGTGACCCCATGTCGAGGTTTAGCGGCAAGCTAGGCTTCGTGATGACGCGTGAGACGGAGGAAGGTGTTTGGCTTGAGGACTTTGTTGAAATCCCGGTTAAAGGGACTATTCGTAATCTCTATGTTAGGAACGATAACTCGTCTTCGGCCAACACCAACCTCCGGCTTACCAACGAGATCAGCATTTTGATGGACACAAAGATCAAGAGCTACCTCGAGACTCTGAAATATGTAGTATGGAAGGGTTCAAAATGGGAGGTACAGTCCATCGGTGTTAACTATCCACGGCTGACCATTAACCTAGGGGGACTCTATGCGCACGTATAGGGACCTCCTACATCTACTTCAGCAAGCGGTCAAGCACAATCGAGTGTATTTCCAGCCTCCAGAGAACCTGAAGATTGGATACCCGGCAGTTGTATTCCACTTGTCGAAGATAGAAATCGACCATGCTTCTGATGTACCCTACAAGGGCGCTAAGGAATACTCGGTCACTCTCATCACCAAGGATCCAGAGCCAGACGTGATCGACGAAATCCTCAAGATCCCGTATTCGTCTTTGGATACGACATACATCTCGGACGGAATGAACCATTTCGTCTTCACAGTTTACCTTTAAGGAGGGTATCCTATGGCACAGATCAAGTGGGACGAAGAGGGTTCCCATTTCTATCACACCGGCGTTAATAAGGGCGTTCTGTTTCCCTTTGATAATGCTCAGAACCGATATAGCGCGGGTGTTGCCTGGAACGGTCTTAAGACCGTCACGGAGACTCCGGAGGGCGACGAGTCCTCGGACATCTACGCAGACAATATCAAATACCTCTCTCTGATGTCGGCCCCATCGTTCAAGTTCACGATCGAGGCCTACACATACCCGGACGACTTCGCTATCTGTGACGGTACCGCTCAGCTGGTTAAGGGTGTTAACCTCGGTCAGCAGCCGCGTACGCGCTTTGCGTTCTCCTACTGCACGAAGCTGGGCAACGACACCAAGGGTGATGCTTACGGCGAACTGCTGCACATCATCTACGGCGCGACCGCGGCTCCGTCCGAGCGTGCGTACAACACGGTCTCTGACTCCCCGGAGGCGATCTCGTTCTCCTGGGAGTGCTCGACTGTTCCTGTCCAGGTGGATGGATTCCAGCCGGTCTCCGTCATCACGGTCGACTCCTCGAAGCTTGATGCGGCGAAGTACAAGAAGCTCACGGACAAGCTGTATGGCGTTGCTGCTGCTGGTGGCGGTACTGCTACCCCGACCCTCGTCATGCCTAACGAGCTGCGTACACTTCTGGCGTGATCTCACTCACGCTTGAGTTTGGGGGAGAGGAGCGGTTTGACGAGCGTAGTAATACGTTTGTTACGCTGGAACCGTTTACAGTTACTCTTACACATACCCTGTCTGCGGTGGCTGAGTGGGAATCCGTCTACAAGCGGTCATTCCTGGAGACCCCACCACAGACTGGCGAAGAGTTAGTGTACTACATCCAGTGTATGTCGGACCGCCCTCTCCCTCGAGATTTCATCAAGCGGCTCGACCAATCCGTTCAAGTCAAAATAGCAGACTATTTGTCTGACAATGCTACGGCGACAGTTCTATGGAATCCACCTTCGAATGGAGGCCCGCGAGACACAATGACCAGTGAACTGATCTACTGGTACATGACTCAGTTGGGTATTCCATTCGAGGCCGACAAGTGGAATTTGAATCGGCTACTTACGCTGATTCGTCTCGCCGCAGCCAAGCAGAACAACCAAAAGCCGGACGCACGGGCCTCAGCAGCTCAGCGTGCGGCCATGAACCAAGCCCGTAGGGCTAGAACAGGGAGTAGAGGATGATTGACATTCCCGCTGACGCTCAGCGTCCCGCCGGACCCGATCCGCACGAAGACAATGACCGCGCTATCTTCGAGGAGGCCCGATCTTGAGCAAGATTGATGAAGTTCTGAGTCATGCGGCCTATCGCATTGGGTACTACGCCCCCGACGATCCTGAACCCGGTTCGGAGGCAGGTCGTTGGCTCGCTAAGAAGATGGGTCAGCCTTGGCTCGCTGGTCCTTCCGAAGATATCTGGTGGTGTATGGCCTTCGTCAGTATGTGTTTCGACATGGCTGGTGAAATCGCTGCTATCGGCGGCTTCTCCTACAACACGGATGTCACGAAGAACCGCATGGAGAAGGTCTCCATTGAAGACGCGCAGCGTGGAGACGTAGTGCTGTTCGATTGGGATCAGGATGGTCTGACTGACCACGTCGGTATTGTCGAGGCAAACCTCGGCGACGGCTGGCTTCAGACCATTGAGGGTAACACTTCTCCCTCGAACGCAGGCTCTCAGTCTGCTGGTAACGGTGTGTACCGCCGCCAGCGTTCCTACGGAATCGACTGTGTTCTTCGGCCCAAGTGGTCCGACGCAGACGCCGAGGAATCTTCTGAGGGAACAAACGCAATGAACGATGCTTGGTGGGGTCGTGCGACCACGTACGCACTTCAGGCTTCGCTCAACACTCCTGCTGATGGTATTATCTCTGATCAGGACATCTATTTCACAGATGATATTACTCGCGCGGGAACCGGCTGGGAGTTCGTTGACGATCCGGACTATGGATCTGAGGTGATCTCCGCTCTTCAGCAGAAGCTGGGCGTCGAGGTCGATGGTATCATCGGTCCCGACACGATCTCCGCTCTTCAGCAGCACCTCAAGAACCGAGGACACGACCTCGAGGTCGACGGTGTCGCAGGCTACCGTACGGTGGAGTGCCTGCAGTATGAGCTGTCTAACGGCACGCTCTGGTCTTGATAGAAAGGAGGGCCGTCATGATCGAGATGAAGTTTGACGCTGACTTCGACATGTCAAAATGGTTGACACAAGTCAAGAACAAGAAGCTTCGTGACGTATTGGCAACCGCCGGTACTCGAGGAGTGGCGGCCCTCCGGGCCAACACCCCGGTTGGCACCGGGAAAACTGCTGCTAGCTGGCAGTACAAAGTCAAGGAGACCAAGCGAGGCGTTAAGATCGTTTGGTATAACACTAATATTGTGTCCAAGGTTCCCATTGCGATCATCTTGCAATACGGACACGGGACACGCCAAGGTGGCTACGTCCAGGGTAAGGACTATATCAACCCTGCGATGAAGCCAATCTTCGACGAAATCGACCGAATGGTTGGGAGGGCCATCAATGGGTAAGAGTATTGAGAATAAGGTCGTCTCCCTGGAGCTCGACGATTCGAAGTTTACAAGCCGAGTCGACGGAGTCCTCCGCAACGTTGATCGCCTGAAGTCTGGAATGAACTTCAAGCAGTCGACTGACGGACTAGACAATGTTGGTAAGGCAGCTCAGGATGCTTCCAAGCAAATGGGCGGAATTGCTGACGGCGTTAAGAACGTCAACACATCGATTGTTAACAATTCGACAACGGCAGCCGCTGCCACAGCTAACGTTGGTGCTGCAGCAAAGATTTCGTCGACTAATTTTTCCATGCTCGCGGGCGCTGCTTCCGTGGCCATGGGTAACATCGCATCTAAGGCCCTTATGGCCGGAGGATCGGTGCTTTCCTCGTTCACGTTCGGACCCATCATGGACGGTTTCCGCGAATACGAGAACCAGCTTAACGCGGTTCAGACTATTCAGGCCAACACGTTCAGCAAGGGTGAGACCACTGCGACGATCAACGCAGCTCTCGACGAACTGAACGCTTACGCGGACCGGACCATCTACTCGTTCACCGAGATGACACGCAATATCGGTATGTTCACATCTGCGGGTGTCGGGCTGAAGGATTCGGTTGCCGCGATTAAGGGTCTGTCGAACGTCGCAGCAATGTCTGGCTCAACTTCTGAGCAAGCCGCAACGGCAATGTACCAGCTGTCTCAGGCGCTTTCGACAGGCTCTGTAAAGCTTCAAGACTGGAACTCGATCGTCAACGCCGGTATGGGCGGCGAGCAGTTCCAGGAAGCACTTAAGCGTACGGCACGTACCTACGGCGTTGAAGTCGACAAGATGATCGACAAGGCCGGGTCGTTCCGTAACTCGCTTAAGGACGGATGGCTTACATCCGAGATCATGATCGAGACTCTAACCCAGTACACTGGTGACTTGTCTCGCGAACAGCTGCTGAGCGCCGGCTACACGGAGCAGCAGGCTGACGAAATCATGAAGTTGGCGGAAACCGCTAACGATGCCGCGACGAAGGTTAAGACTTTCTCGCAGCTGATCGACACAACTGCCGAAGCCCTAGGCTCGGGATGGGCTTCCATCTTCCGAACGATCTTCGGCGACTTTGAGCGTGCACGTACCATGTGGACTGCTGTGTCCGACGTGGTGAACGGAGGTATCGGAACATTCTTCGATGCGCTTCAGGGCATTCTCAACCGCTGGGATGAACTCGGTGGTTGGGAGGAATGGTGGTATGGTCTCGGTGAACTCTGGACCGCTATCGCTAAGCCACTCAAGGCAATCGGCGAAGGCTTCTTCAGCGCGTTCCAAGGAGACGCCGGCAAGGCTCTGTATGATTTCTCGTACTACTTCCGTCATTCGATCTCACAGTGGCTGATGATGTCTGACGACTTCGCCAATAACCTCGGCAAGGTCTTCAAAATGGCAGGCGAATTGCTCTCGCCAGTTCTTGAGGTTCTCATCGGGTTCGCCTCGGCGATTGTCCAGATTGGCGTTGCCGCATTCAAGATCGGTATGATCCTGGCTGGAATCTTCATCAAGCCGATGATCCTTATCGCGGCGAAGGTTGGCGACATTGTCTCTGTCTTCAGTGACTGGTTTGGTCAGATGCTTGGCGGGACAGACATCCTCGGAGGTCTCGCCAAGGTTCTCGACTGGATTGTCGACAAGTTCCAGAAGCTTGCTGACTGGATGTACGCCGTTGCGGACGTCACGATCACCCCGATCTTCGACGGACTCAAGGTTGTCATCGAAGCAGTACTCAAGCCGCTCGGCGAATTCATTGAGACGATCAAGAAGGCGACTTCAAATATCTTCAAGCCCTTTGGCGAGGCGCTTTCGAATGCAGTCGGAGCGATCTTTGGTTTCGCTTCTGGAACCGGTGGTCCGATGGAGAAGATCAAGTCTGCTTTCGGCGGATTTGGGACTGGGTTCCTTGAGAACATGACCAAGCTCGCAGATGCTATCGGACCCAAGTGGTCTGAGAAGGTCAAGGCTTTCTCGGATTCGATTCTTCCGATCAGCGAGACTATCGGCAAACACCTTGGTGGAGCCGTTGAGAGCGCCGGCAAGGGGATCAAGAAATTCTGGGACGACGCATCTCCTAAGATGGCTGAAGCTTGGTCTGAATCGACTAAGCGGATGAAGGATTCGATCTCCGGGGTCGGCAAGGCCTTTGTTCGAGCCGGCGATACCATATCCAAGACCTTTGCGCCTCAGGCGAAGGCAGTCAAGGAGTTTGGCATAGATCTGTACAATGTCTTTGCCAACCTCGACACCCATCTGAACAACAACACCTTCCTATCTACGATCGCCAACAGCTTCAAGACCATGATGAAGGCGTTTGGTCCGTTTGGATCTCTCGTTAACGGCATCATCGACCTGTTCGGAAAGCTCGGGGATCTGACCAAGTCCATATTTGGAGGATTCAGCGACGAGGCGAATGGCGCAGCGGGCGGTCTGTCGACTTTCGGGAAGGCAGCCTCTGATGCGTTCGGCACACTCGGTGTTGTCGGTGGGACTATCTACACCGCGGCAACCGGCATTGTCGAATTCTGCTCGTCGGTTGTCGAGGCCATCGCGAATCTGATCGACTGGCTAACCAAGGGTATTGACCACATCAAGAAGTTCGCTTCTGAGTCTCAGGCATTCGACTCGTTCAAGAAGAACGTCGGTAAGGCATTTGACAACGCCGGATCAATGATCCAGACTTTCTGGTCTGGTCTCGGTTCCAGCCTCAAGGACCTGTCGATTTCTGACCTCTTGAGTGGAATCCTGCTCGGCGGAGGTCTCGGTATGGGCTTCAAGACCCTTCAGACCGTGCTTGGTCAGTTCACGAAGACCACGGATTCGTTTGCCGGGATGTTCGACAAGTTCGGAAAGATTGGTGACTCGATTTCCGGAGTCTTCAATTCGTTGACCGATGCCCTGAAGTCCATGCAGGAAGTCATCAAAGCCAAGGCTCTTCGCGAAATCGCGATCAGCGTTGGTATTCTTGCAGGTTCGCTGTTCATCCTTGCGATGATCCCCGCGCCTCGACTAATTCAGGGTGCTGTCGCCATCGGCGTCTTGACTAAGATCCTTCTTATTGCTCTGACTCAGATCAGCGAGATGAAGATCAACAAGATGCAGATCGCAGGTGTCATCGGCGCGGTTATGGCATTATCTATTGCGATCCTGCTGATGTCTATTTCGGTCGGAATTCTTGGTTCTATGAAGCTGAGCACTGTCGCGCAAGGTATCGGGGCTGTCATGGTGTTGGTACTCGGTATGACGCTGGCGGCCAAGCTCCTTTCCAAGAATGCTGGTTCGATGATGGCTGGTGTGGGGTCGATGATTGCTATGGCGATTGCGATCAACATGCTCACGATCCCGATTATAGCTCTCGGTCTGCTTCCAATCAAGGTGATTGCTCAGGGTGTTATCGCGGTTGGAGTTCTTATGGGGATTCTGGCTGGTTTCGTTCTTCTGATGAACAAAGCAGCGGACGATCTCGGCAAAATGGCAGCCATTTCACTGATGATGGTCTCGTTCGCGTTCTCGATTCAGATGCTCGTAGCCGCTGTCGCAGCAATGGGTTATATGGACGTTACTAAGCTGGTCCAAGGCATAACTGGTTTGTCCGCGGTAGTTCTACTTCTCGTATCTATCGCGAATCTAATGCCGGCGACGGCTATTGTCGGAGCGGGGTCTTTGATCCTGACAGCAATCGCAATGAACATTGCGGTCGGGGCTATCGTACAGATGGCAGACCATAGCTGGGGAGAGATTCTCAGCTCGATGGGTAAGCTCTTGCTCGTCGTTGCTGCCATTGTTGCAGTAGCGTTCGCAGCTCAAGGTGCCTTGATCGGCATCGCTTCGCTGACGATACTGGCATTCGCCCTGAACCTGTTTACGAGTGCTCTAAGCAACGCGGCAGGTCTAAGTTGGGATGCTCTCAGCAATGGTCTCTGGGCCATCGGCATCGGACTCGGCGTTCTGATTGCGGCGGGGTACCTCGCCATCGGAGCTGCCCCGGGTCTAATTGCCCTGGCGTTGGCTATTGGCGTTCTCGGCGCGGTCATCATCGGTATCCTTGCGGCGTTCACTGCATTGGCGGTCGTTATCACGGCCTTCTTGGCAGTGGCGTCGGCGGCTGGACCGGCTATTGGTGCTGGTCTCGTCGCTATTGCAGCAGGTATTGCGGGAGCGGCAGCCATCATCGCGGCTGCAGCACCAGCTATCCAGGCAGCGTTAATCGGCGTCTTCTCTGCAATGGAGGCTGCGGCCCCGGCATTGTCGGGAGCACTCTCTTCCTGGGTCCGAGCATTCGGGCCTGCTGTGAATGAGTTGGTCATTGTGGCGGGTATCGCACTCCGACAGTTCATCAGTCAGTTCGCGCAGACAGTCCAGCAGAAGATGCCTGAACTTATTCAGACTTGGACGTCGATTGTGACGGGTCTACTCACGACGCTTCGCAATGTCTGGCCTGAGGTGGTTACCACGGTCATCGATCTGCTATATCAGCTGATTTCAGCGATTGTCGAGAACCAACCCAAGTTCATAGAATCTTACGTGAGTCTGTTGACGGGGTTCATCGAAACAATCAAGACCTGTGTTCCGCTGGTCGTCGAGGCAATTCTGACACTGCTTCAGGCTTTGCTCGATGGAATCACTGCCAAGATCCCAGATCTGACTACGTCGGGTGCGAACCTTATCGCAGCGCTGATCAATGGTATCGCGGCTAGTTCCTTGATTATCATCAATGCCGCATGGGATGCTGTCATTACGTTTATCAATGGATTTGCCGATGCAATCGATCAGAAGGGACCAGAGCTTCAAGCCGCGGTCAACAAGCTGATCAATGCCATCATCCGATTCATCAAGAACGGTCTGATTGGTATGGCCAACACGTTCGCACCGCAAGCAAGTTCCATCGGTCGTAACATCATCAACGGTGTTGTCAATGGCGTGTCTGGCGCTGCCGGAGCCCTTTACAACAAGCTGCGCAATGTAGCCTCGAGTGCTCTTAGCTCGTTTAAGAGTACTCTTGGTATCCACTCGCCTTCGCGTGTATTCGCGACTGCGGCTGGATTCATCGTTGCGGGTATTGTGCAGGGTATCGACAAGAACCAGTCTGACGCGGTAGATGCAATGTCTGGTCTTGGCGACGACATGGTGAATGCGATGGCCAACTTGGATGCCGATTGGAATCCGGTTATCAAGCCGACTGTCGACCTCTCCGAGGTTAATGGTCTGCAAGATCTCACGATGAACGACCTGCATGCGAATGTCGTTGGAGCATCAGTTCAAAATGGCAGCCAAACAGCGCAGGAGATTCGAGCTCTTCGAGACGAACTGCGCAACAACCAGAAGCCGATGGTCTTCAACCAGTACAATGAATCACCAAAGGCGCTCGATCTCAATGACCTATATCGTCAAACAGAGCGTCAACTCGAACGAATGAAGAGGGTTTAAACACCATGGCCTACTCGCTGATTACTCTAAAGCCGTCTAGCGGTCCAGCATGGGTGCAACGATTGAATGAAGTAAACGACGGGTGGGTCGCTCAGATTTTGAACGGGTCGTTCGGGAATAATAAGGACTATAACTTTACGGGGAACGTCGTAACTACGACTACCGATAAGCCTATCGACATCAATGTTCGACTGACTCCGACAGTTCCGGTTCCCGAACGACCTGCTCGATATTTTCTCGATCTTCTATCGTCTGAAAAAGATATGTCGGTTGAGCTTCGTGATGACTCCATCATGGCACCGACAATAACATACAAACAAAATGAGGTAAACGCTTATACACCGCCAACCCTTGCTTTAAACCGGAAAGTTTATTGGAAACAAGACTGTGTTGTCCGTGAAGTCAAATACAACTACAGCGATAATCCTGCCACAATTGAATTCACGCTAAGCACCAAAACACCAGTCTTGGACGGTCCTACATTCGATATCTACGTGGGTCTGGGAAACCAAAATTGGAGACAAGCGACTGACGACGCTCTCTTTTTGCTCAACAGTCCGTCGTTTAAAATTGGTTATGTCGATGTGGAAACTTTGTCAATTGGTCTGCCTCCAGTTGGGGATAGTTCGTATCAAATTTTCAACGGTGGATTGACACATTTCAAGGCGAAAATGGTGGGTAACTCGACCACTAATAATGGCTTATTCACTATGACGAGATATATTGATGGTCGACGGAGTTTCAAGATCACGGGTGGTTATAACGACACCGCGTCGCTGTGCTATTCAAGTGTTGCTTTCCCCATGACGCCACTCGCAGATGTGATTACATTCTTACGAACTTTGAGAGAACCGGCTAAATTCAATGTGGCTGGCTACGGACCGTGTTATGTAAAAATGGGTCTACGAATGGTTAGGAAGAGTCTCTAAAAATGCCTAATATGGTTCAGATACTCGGAGACCGGTCGATGGGTAGTTTTATATCATACCCGGTTTTCGATATGCTGATTAAAGAACGACTGTACACTTCGTCGATGACGTTCCGAACTAAGGGTGTGTTTCCGTTTCCTCCGGGACGCTTAGTGTGTTGTATGGATTCGACCGGTACCCCTTTCATCATCGAAGAAATCGCATACGATTCAGATGGCGTTAGCGAGGTTCGGTGTACATCGGTTTGGGAAGCGCTAAAGCGAAAGAGTAAGGGCGGATATTATCGAAAATATGCCGACCTCAAACCCTGGGCGTCAAAAATCGACCCGATCAAAATTTTGAACTACTCCCTCACCGTCATGAACGAAGACAAAAACAGATGGTTTCCGTTCTGGCTTAGATACGCTGTATCAGGTACTGTATATGGGTTTGAAATCGATTTTGATCCGTCTGCAAGTATTTACGACGACGTCTATGCGGCCGCTCTGTATAACCAATTATTCCTGTCGGCGTACATACGCCAAACATCCGATATTCCACAGAATATCGACGTTGTACTAGTCATCACGTCGCTGAATTCTACTAATGTGCCCCCAGTCGATATGGGATCGCTGAGTAGTATCCACACCCGAGTAACCAGACGTCTTCCAACTAACCCCACACACTGGTACATCGGAAAAACCAGCGATTACGGCTTCTGGCAAATGGCATCCCGCGGTCGAATTCGCACCTGGTACGAGAATCGTGCTTACATGCAGGAAACGACTGACTGGACGGGACCGTACCGGTATGAAGCCTGCATAAACGGCGACGAAAAACGAGAATGGGGGCAAATCACCGAAGAAATTCGATGCGAGCCTCTAAAATCCGTAGAAGTCGAAATCGACGAGGTCCCGTACGATACATTCCAACTAGTCGGTATCGGATATCCGGTTAAATGCTCGATTATGGGAGTGCTCATTAGCGGGTACGTTATCGAACGAAACATCAGCGGTGGCGACAAGACAAACTATTCAATCAAGATCCAACCGGATCGATTCTATGAAAACGGTGAGGAGGTAACCGATAAGTGGATTTGACAAAGTTCGCCGAAATGGCGAACACAACGGTGACTGCAATACTCGGTGGCTCCGGAATCTGGGTCTGGGCAAAAACGAAAGCCGATCACAACAACAATGCGGATAAACTTTTATTGTCCGTGTCCAGAAATCAGCTAATTACGCTCGGACGTTCATATATCGAGCGTGGTTACATCACGATGGACGAGTATGAAGAATACGAAGCAGAGTATCAGATATATTCTGCTCTTGGCGGAAACGGCCTCGCTCGTCGCATATTCGAACAGGTAGATGAACTACCTATGATGCCTAACTCCATTGAAAGAAGAAAGAACTGATGAACAATCGAACCTACGATATTCTCAAGCGCGTGGCGCTTATCGTCATCCCGGCACTGGCCACGTTTGTTAACGCGGTCGGTATCGTGTGGGGTATCCAGTACACCAACGAGGTAACCGCGACGATCACTGCGTTCGGAGTCTTCTTGGGAGCGGCTCTCGGAATCAGTTCCGCGAACTACACGCCTGAGACGCACGGCAACCTTGTCGTGACGAAGCATGACGACGTCTACGCGGACTTCGCGGCTGAGCCCGCAAACCTCAAGGACGGCGACACCATTGTCCTGAAGGTGTCCAAGCCAGCGGCGTAAGAAAAACGTTCGGCATAGTGAGTACTACCCACTCTACACGAAAGGACTCACCATGTCTAACGTCGAACGCCTCTACGAACCTGAGGACCTCGAGAACGAGGTGCTTAACTGGCTCGGTGGAGAGGACCCGTCGACCTGTGAGTACACCACTGCTGTTGGTAACCTCGAACGACTACACAAGCTCGCTAAGGACTCTGACCTTAAAGCGAAGCTCATGCCGTCGTCCGAAACGATTGCCAACGGTGTGGTGTACTTGCTCGGTCTTATGGCGGTCCTCAACTACGAGCAGACCCACGTTCTTGCCTCAAAGGCATTTTCGATGCTGAAGTTCCGTAAGTAGAACTGCTCGAAAGTCTATAACCCTAAAATCTAGGATTATAGACTTTTGTGTTATGAATGACAACCCC